CGCCCGATGGTTGCGGAAGTCTGGGGGATGCGCGACCAGAACCTCGGCTTGGCGCAAATTCGTGAGTTCGGCGGCGTGATCTGCTTTGCTGCTAAGTGGTATGGCAAGAGCAAGGTTCACTTTCACTCAGATTGGACGGACGGCCACGAGGGAATGCTTCAGGCCATGCACGACCTCTGGAACGAGGCTGATGCGGTGTGCGGCTACAACAACGATGGTTTCGATAACAAGTATATGCGCGGAGAGTTCGTCAAGAGCGGTATGGAGCCACCGCCGCCTACGGCTTCCATTGATCTCTACAAGGTGGTTCGCCAGCAATTCCGCTTTGACAGCCACAAGCTAGACCATGTTAGCCAGTTGCTTGGCATCGGCTGCAAAGTGCAGCATCAGGGGCATTCGCTATGGACTGATGTTTTGGCTGGCGACGAGAAGGCCCAGCGCCTGATGGAGCGATACAACAAGCAGGACACTCAGCTCACCGAAAAACTATATAAAAAACTTCGTCCTTACATTAAAAACCATCCGCATCTTGGGATTGGCAACAGCGAGGCTTGCCCGGCTTGTGGTTCCTTAAATGTGCAGAGGCGTGGTTACTCTTTCACACGAAATTTTCAGGTGCAGCGTTTACAGTGCAGGGACTGCGCTCACTGGTATCAGGGCAGGCGAACCAAAAGGGCCGCGAGGGACATATAAAAAGAGGGGCTTCGGCCCCTCTGAGGTTAGGGTAGGGTGTGGGCGGTCAGGCGTTGGTTACACCATCTGTCCATTCAATGGCTGCACTATCACCCCAGGGCGTTGTGTTGCCAACAAAAACCATCTGGCCGATTGCGTTACTTGCGTTGTTCGGCTTGCCGTTTGGTTGGTTGTCGCTGAACGTCAGCAAATGCACGGGTGGGTTGCTATCTAATTCGCGGGCGTTTTTAATTGCCTTGCGCCGTGCTGCGGCCATCGCCTTTGCGCGATTGTCGGTTAGCGGTTCGGTGTTGCCGTTTTCGTCAAGTTCAATTCCAAAAAGCATTTCATATCTCCTTGTTTCTATGCACCCTAGATAACCCAATCCCTTGGGGGTGTAAAGCCCTTTTTACACTCAATTGACGATTTATGCAAAAAAAGTTACTTTTCGCCCATGCTAGTCAATCGCATCCTCGCTTTCTTCGGTATTCAGCCACGCAGGGACAGGCTGGCTGAAGCCTTGGGTGTAGCAATGCGCGAGGCTTGCTCTCAGATGGCCCGTGAAGCGCAAGAAGGGCGCGAGAGGTAGTTTATGCCATACTCATTCGGATCGCGCTCCCTCAGGCGTTTAGAGGGCATCCATCCTGATCTTCGCAAGGTCATGGACAGGGCCATCGCCACAACCGACATTGACTTCACTGTTCTGGAGGGCATGAGAACCATGAGCCGCCAGCGGAAGCTCGTAGCCTCTGGCGCTAGTCGCACGTTGCGTTCACGCCACCTGACAGGTCACGCTGTAGACATTGCTCCGCTTGTTGACGGGAAGGTGTCTTGGGATTGGCCGATTTATCACCGCCTTGCTCCTACGATCAAAAAGGCAGCGCAAGACGTTGGCGTGAAAATTGAATGGGGTGGCGATTGGCGCAGCTTCAAAGATGGCCCGCATTGGCAATTGCCATGGCGCGACTATCCGGCGTGATCCTGCCGCCGATCTTTGCGGCGGTATTCTTACTCTGCACTGGTTCGGTTTGGGTGTTCGGCTTTGTGGCGATGTGGTATGTAGCTTTATGTTTGGAAAAGTTCGTGAAGCAATTCGTGTCTGGTGGAGGCCGCTAACCTGCGTAGGTATTGCGGCTAGTGTCGCTGTGAACGGCGTTGCACTTCCGCTTATGAACAATCAGCCTGTTGAGTTGATGGGCTGGGCTGCGGTGATTACGGCTTGCGCTACGGCTTTTGGGGTTCGTGAATGGGGCAAGATCAAAGGGGCAGACAGCAATGATCTTTAGATCGTTTATGCCCTACATCGCTGGCGTAGCTTTGCTTGCTAGTTTAGCAGCGGGCTACAAGATAAGGGATTGGCAATGCGATGCTGCACTTGCGAACGCTTTGGAAGAGGCGGCAGAGCGCCAACAGGAGATGCAAGATGAACTGGAGCAACAAGCCAGAGCCTACGAGACGCTCAGAGATTATGCCGATGGGCTGGGAGCCAGCAGAGGAACGAGCATCCGCGAGATTTATCGTGAAGTGCCTGCTCCTGCTCCTAGCTGCGCTGCTCCTGATAATGTTGTCAGCGTGCTCCAAGGCGGTATCGATAACGCCAATGCCGCCGCCACCGGCCAACCTAGAGAGTAACTGCCGCCCACTGGATGACGTTCCCGACCCGCTCATCGATCCGGAGAGGGCGCTGTGGGAAAGCCAGCTGATTGCTCGCTACATGGAGTGCAGTGTAAAGCATCGCTTGACAGTCGAGGCTTGGCGGGCAGCTATAGATCGCGCAGAATAGCCGCGATCACATTTAGCTTGCGCCTGATTTCCTTACACTCAGCCTCGGCACGTTCCGCACGATTGCGGTAGTCTTCGGCGTTTGGCCTGTCGGCCACTGGCGCGTCATTCTTCACTTGCCTCATCCACTCAATCGCCTGCTTCCACGATCCGGCTGGGCTTTCTTTGTCCATCATTGCTTTGCTCCCTGCTGGCCTCGGCCCATGTTCTGCCATCAGCTCGACGTAAAGGCCAAGCGTTATCTGAACTGATCCGTCTTTGCTGCTGTGGTTTTGCTGCTCCAATAATCATCGACCCCAATCCTTCTCATCGTCTTGCGCAAAGAATGCCTCACGATACTCACGCAGTTCCTTGTCTGTCATATCGCAATCAGGAACATATCCACTATCACGATAGCAGTGCGGCTTGTATCCATACCATCGGCCTCCGCTGTAATAAGCATCAGCGGAGCCACATTCGGCTGGTGTTTTTGGGCCTATGTTTAGTCTGTGTGCCATTTCATCTCTCCTTGGTTGGCATCACATCAATTCTTCTAGGGCATCATCTAGCCCTAATGCATCGCGATGATATGGCACAGTGCAACTATTGCCCCACCATGCACCGCGAACTTCTTGCCAGCGCGTATCAATCCAGATGTTAGGCCCACCGAACGCGACAAGCACGATTGCACCGCAATAGCTGCCTTGGCTGTCGCGCACATACTCAATTTCTAAAGCACCGCTCAAATAGTCAAACGCATTCGGACTTTGATCGTCGCTATACTCAGGATCGAAATCATACTCGCCAGTTTCAATTTGCCCTGCAATCTTCGCGCATTGTTCGCGCAGTTGCTCTTGACAGTTGTCTGCCATCTCATCTCTCCTTAAATGGTGGGGGCCGAAGCCCCTTGGGGTTAGGCTGTTTTGTATCCATCGTTTTCAACGATAACACCAACGCGAGCCTCGGTGATTTTGGGGTTAATCATGTGAGGCGCATAGCGTTCGGCAATTTCGCGGGTAGGGAATAAGACCCAATTCTCGCGCTTTCTTTGTGGCCTGATCGTCTGACAGCCAGTGTCGGCCTTCGATTAGCATTGCTATCAGTAGGTTGCGGCTTCCATTCTCCATGTCCATTTTCTGCTTTTGCCACGACCATTCTAGCGGGTCAGATTTAGGATTGAATGACGAAGGTCGGGTGGTCTTGGTCAAGACTGTAGGGTTAGCCGCCTGTGATGCTGCCGACCTTTGCGCCAGCACAATCATCCTTTCAGCAACGTCCCTTGAACAGTGATAGTAATTCGCAACCCTCTCCGCTGTTTTCAGCTTTGACACTACGTCTTTCAACTGCTCAAGGTTTACTGCCCTCGACATCAGAACGGAACCTCATCGTCTAATTCGCGGCGTGATGTGTTTTGCTGCTGACCACGGCTTAGGTTAGCGCGATGCTGGTCATCACGATTGCGAGGCTCGAACAGGTTAGCGACACAGCGGCCCTCGCTGTCTGGAATAGGCAGTGCGTCAAAGACAAGCTGGATGCCCTTGTCACCCTGCCATGCCGATCCGATTTTGACCCAATAGCTGCCCCCGTCTTTCTTTGGGCGTGGTGTGCAAATATCAAAACGATTACTCATTACAACTTCCTTTCGCTTCTAGCGTTTGCTTCGGCGCTGGTGTTTTCCATGTGCCGCATTTTTAGATAGTCCAACTCAACCTTTTGCCTGTTGGCTATGGTTTTCGTTGTCACCATTTTCTTGATGTAGTCCGCATAGGCTTTTGACGCTCTCACCACTCTGTCGGCTTTAGAGTGCGGCATATCGCCCATCGAGTTAATTTGCTGCGCGATGAAGGCGCTCTTGCCTTCGTCCAGCATACGAGCAGCCGCATCTAGTTCAACCCATTCCTGCGCTGCTAGACGATACTGCTCACTAATTGGTTTCCAGTTCTCCTTCACTTCTCTGCCTTTCTGGCTCGTATCTCTGCCGCCTTTGGGCTTGCTTTGGCGAACGCTTCAGCGAGTTCAATCGGGTCAATCTGGTAGTTATCCCAGAACGTCCTTTCGCCAACGCTATGTTGTTTTTGATGACACTCCTTGCACAAGCTGACTGTTGACCAATCGTTCGGCTTTTGCGCCATGCCAGCGCCTGACCCGATCCTAACGTGAGCAACTTCGATTGCAACCATTGATCCGCAAGTGCTGCAAGCATGGCCTCGCACAAAATTGCAATGTGCTTGACTACGCCAGCGACTTGCTCGCTTGGGTTTCTTTGGAATGCGCGGAGGCAATGTCACAGCGGCCACTTTTTCATCGCTGCATCAATTGCATCATCCATTTCAATGTCAGTCATTGACCATCTCCATCGTATATCGTGCAAAGCGGACTTCCTCGCCCCAGCGATTCGTCATTAACACCATTTTCTTTTTTATTGGATGGCCGTCCTGACGCAGTTCGCAAATACGCGATGCCAGCCTGTAAATGCCGAGTTGTGTCCATGCCTGCATAGGCTCCACACTGCCGAAGTGTTTGAGGTGTTCTAACAATCGTTCATTCTGTTTCATCTCACTCTCCTATTTTGTTCAGGGCTTCGACATCTTGAGCCACCTCGGTCAAGAATTCAGCCACGGCGGCTTCGATCTCTTGGATTAGTTTATCATCGCGTTCCACACGTTGCACAAAAAGCTGCAAGTGCAGCGGCATTCGCGGATCGAAACTCACGAAGTCACACCACTGGCGCTCTACGCAAGCCATCTGCCATTGCATCTGTAAGATATAGCGACGATCAATTTTGCTAGTCTTGAGCGTTTCAATATGGGTGGCGCTGTTCGGACACTTGATCTCAACCAACCCATCATCGTTTACAAGCCCGTCAGGGCTGGCGTGAGTGCCATCAATGACCGGGTGGCAGTAAAGACCCGCCTCGGTAACAAATTCGCCTGTATGCGCCTCATAAGCCGATCTGGCGTTAGGTTCCTGATCGATACCCCACTGCATAGCGGCAGACTTAAACCCATCCTCCTGTGTGCCTGTCAGCCGTTCAATTACCAGCTTGGCTTTCAAATTGGATCGGCCAGCAGTCGGAGTGCCTGATCGCGTGGTCGCCATGACATCGAAAATCTGGCTTGCGCCAACTGATCCGCACCTAGCAGCAAACCACTCATCGCTTCGCTGTTCAATGTTCTCTGTCATTACTTTTTCGCTTTTTTCTGTAGGACAGCAAGGGCAGCCTTGTAGTCGTTTGGTTTCAGATCGCGCAGTGACTTGACTTTGTAGTGCTTACAAAGCGCGGCTGCGTCTGTCTGTGTTGAGTCAACGAGTGATTGCAGCGCCTCAAAGTCCGCATCGCTCATGCCTTTGGATTGCGGTTCAACCTTGCCTGTCGTGGCTTCCAGTGCGTCATGTTCTACGATGCAAAGTGCAGCAGTCCAGAGGTAGCGGGTGCTGTAAGTTTCACACGCGCCAATGTTCTGAATTTCATGGCAACCCTTGAGGCTTGCTGATCCCATCGGGCTGGTGATGATGATCTGCGAACCGTCCTCAATGTCCACAATTGTCATCGTGGCGTAAGCATCGCTGAAGCTAATCGTCGCGCACAATCCGAAGTCATCGAATATCTGCAAGGCAGGAATAAGGAAGTCCGCAAGTTCAAAATACCGATAGCCCGCGAACGAGTTGTGACCCGACTTTTTCAACGGCATTGCGTGAAAGGCGAGGCGGGCCTTGTTAAGTTTAGCGTGAACGGCCATTGATTTTCTCCTTCGCAGAAATTTGAGCCAAAGCGAATTGCAGCTTTTCAACTGTTTCTGAAATAGCTGCCGCATTGTGCTGAATTAAAGATGGTTCCTGCAAGCTAAAGCCATCCGCCAGCCGCCACATATCAGATGCGCGTTGTTCGCTGTCTATCACTTGCCGTTGGTTTAGATGCGTCATGTGTTTCTCCTTCGTAACGCAAAAAATGTGATAAGTAGGGTTTACACCACTGTCAAGAGTGTTTTATGGAGCGCCCATCTTAAACACAGAAAGGATAATGATGACTTATACAAAGCAAGCTGTTGAGCAGCTTTTTGACGATCTGGCTGATGCTGGCGTTTCAATGAAGAAAATGGCCGTCATGAGCGGCGTAACGAGAGCCACGTTGTCAAACTGGCGCAATGGTCATAGTGTGCCATCGTTGGAGAAGTATCTACAGGTGCAGGCAACGATCAATGAGGTTCGGCAATAAGTATGGAGCGCAGAAAGCTAACTGCGCTGATGGACACACTCACGGCTCAAAAAAAGAGGCGGCGAGATGCGATGCCTTGTCTGGTATGGAGCGAGCAGGCAAAATTAGCGACCTTGAGCAACAGCCAAAGTTTTGGTTTGAGATTAACGGCAAGCCTCTCGCTCACAAAAACGGAAGGCGTGTCGGCTACACCGCAGACTTTCGCTATAAAGATGAGCAGGGCCGCATTGTTGTCGAAGAGGTCAAGGGCTTTGCGGCTAGAGACTGGCCGCTACGTCGAGCGGTCTTCGTCGCTCTCTACGATGATTTGATTTTCAAGGAGGTTTGAATGAATGTTTGTCTGGAGTGTGGGCAAGTGGTGAACGTAACACCCAAAGACCGCTACAAAAACCTGATCAATACTGTAGCCAAGGCTTATGGCTTTACCTACGCTGACATGGTTGGTCGCAACAAAAGCCACTATCATGTTGTCGCACGGCAGCATTGCTATTCGGCGCTGTTGAATTGCGGGCTTTCGTATAGCGCAGTCGGTCGGATGATGGATCGGGATCACACCACTGTCATGCACGGGGTCGCCCAGCACGACTACAGAATACAACGGGCAGAAAAAAGGGCCAAGGAACAGAGTGGTTCTGCTCAACTTGGCCCTTGCGCGGAAGGAGAGGAAAACGCGCAGGAGCTATTATAGGCAAACGGAATAAGGAAGGCAAGATGAGCATCAAGCAGGTCTGGGCTGGCGGTGGTGATGATCTGGACAACCTCCAGACCTTTTGCCGCCCCTGCAATTCAAGCAAGGGAGTGGGCCAATGATTTATTCTTATGACGGTGACATTGCTGTGGAGCTTGGGGTTAATGCGGCTACCATCTATCACGGCATTCAGTTCTGGTGCGCTACCAACGAGGGCAACGGCCACAATATCCATGAGGGCCGTGCGTGGGTTTACAACAGCGTTGAGGGCTGGCGCAAAATTTATCCGCAGTTCACTATTAAGCAGATACGGATAGCGTTGCAGAAGCTGGAGGACGCTGGCCTTGTGCTCTCTGGCAACTTCAACAGCAAGCAGTATGACCGCACCAAGTGGTATGCTGACTTATGCCCTCAGGGGCAGAAGCATCTGCCCTCAAGGGCAAATGGAATTGCCCAGAAGGGCAAACCTATACCAGATAATAACACTATTACTATTAGAGATACACGCACGCGAGACTGGCCTGATTGGTTGCCTTTGGATGCTTGGGTGGGTTTTGTTAATATGCGGAACGCCACCATGAAGCCAATGACAGACAGGGCGGTTCAGAACTTGCTGACCAAACTTGAAAAGATGCGGGCCGATGGGCAAGATGTAGCAGAGGTTCTAGATCAATCAACGAATGCGTGTTGGGCTGACGTTTACGAAGTGAAGGAGAGAAGAAATGGAAAGCAACGAACCCAAGTCAGTGGCACTGCGACAGCAGCGCAACGAGCCATCGACCATTACGAAGCGCGAAATCATTAGCCAGCTGTCGGCTTGCCTAGCTTTGGTCAGGCCCGTTAGCATGAGCGATGACGCTGCAACTGAATGGCTCACTGTGGCGGCAGCTGAAATTTCTGGCGTGTCACGCAGTAGGTTGAACGCAGCTTGCAGAACGGCTCGGCGTGAATGCACTTACCACGGCCAGATACTGCCAACCATTTTGCGCGAACTGGAGACAAGTAGCTACCGATCCGCTGACAGGTTCTTGAGAGAGTGGCACGGGTCTACTGAAGAGCCAAGGAAGTTAGGGAGCCAGAGGGTCGATGCACTAATCAGAAAGCCAGAGGATTTCCTTTGATCGCCGGGCGGTGATATACTGCCCGCATGGATACCGCTGTCGATTTGGTTGGACGCATTCGCTCTCTCGAAAAGCTATTGCAGCTTGAGATGGCTAGTGCCGATTTGATGGATGACCTGCTGCACAACTGGGCTGGCAACATGAGGGGCTTGGCTAGACACAACATCGCGCTTGAAGATGTGCTGATCGACATCTTGCATTATTGCGATATAACAGGTGTCCAGCTTGGCAGCCTAGCAACTAAAGCGGAGGCAATCATATATTGTAAAGAGGACACCAGTGCCGATTAACAGGGGTCGAAAGCCGCCTCACGAGTTCGTAGACATCAAGCTGCGTCAGGGCTGGATCGTTCGCTACACTGAGAGCAGCCTATGGCGTTGGAAGCCTTGGCCGGATGGTGAAAGCGCAGGCGACATCATACAGTGGCAAGGGGCCAATCCTGAAAACCGATAAAGGTGGAAAAAGTGCTTTACACCCTTTAGATATTTCGGTATCCAGCGGCTATTGAAGCGCGGGGCTAAAGTGGCCCGCCAATTAGGAGAACTGAGATGACAGCAGAATGGTTTGTTTTCGGAGTGTTCGCGATTACCGCGCTCTGGGTTTCAATAGCGCACGAAAGAGATGTCAGAGATGAATGGCGCAACCGCTAAAGCAGCGCGGAGAAAGCTGGGGCTGACAGTCAATGAGTTGGCTGATGCCCTACTTCTCAGCCCGCAAAACGGAGGCCGAAAGGTCAGGCGATGGGAGGCTGGAGATGTTCCAGTTAGTGGCCCTGTTGCAGTAGCCCTTGAAGCTATGCTAAACGGGTTTGAACCAAAGCACTTAAGGGACAGTTGAAATGACCCTGAAAGATTTAAGAAGCATTGTCGCTGACCTAGTTGCGGAGACGCATGGCAACCAAGAGTTTATTCGCCAGATTAGAGATGGCGAGCAGGATGACGGCCCATGGATGCAAGGCGGGATCGCTGTGATGAATTACATCAATGAGCAATGGATGTTGCTGCCGATCCAAGACATTGAAGCGCACGATGGATAAGCATCCAACCAAATACACCTCGGCTGACGTTTACGATCTAACCGACAGGCTTATCCTAGCGGCAAGCCGATGTGAGGACGGCCCGACCAAAGACTTACTCAGAGAGGCGGGAAAGGTGCTGCTAAACAGAGAAACAACTATCTCGCACATTCGGATAATGGTAGAGGCCAAAAGGTGAGTGATTTATCAATTGACATGGAGAGCGTTGACGCGCTGATCCCATATGCAGCGAACAGCAGAACGCACAGCGACGAACAGGTGGCGCAGATCGCCGCAAGCATTAAAGAGTTCGGGTGGACTAACCCGATACTGATCGATGGCGACAATGTCATCATCGCGGGCCACGGGAGGCTTCTGGCGGCTCGTAAGCTAGGGATGGATCAAGTTCCTATCATCTGCATTGATCATCTTACTAAGGCCCAGCAAAAGGCGCTCGTGATTGCAGATAACCAACTTGCCACAAACGCAGGCTGGGACATGGATATGCTGAAGGCCGAGATTGAGGGGCTGAAGCTAGAGGACTTCGACGTTGACCTGCTTGGCTTCGATGACAAGTTCCTTGATGGCTTGCTGGAGCCTGAGCCGACCGAAGGGCTGACCGACGAGGACGCTGTTCCAGAAGTGCCGGAGCAGCCCGTCACCGTTGAGGGCGATGTTTGGGTTCTGGGGCGGCATCGGCTGATGTGTGGGGATAGCACGAGCATTGATGCGGTTGAGAAGCTGATGGATGGGGTGAAGGCTGATATGGTGTTTACCGACCCGCCTTATGGTATGTTTTTGGACGCTGATTATTCGAGCATGAAGTCAAAGTTTGATGGTATATCAGGCGGCGCTAAATACGACAACGTAAAGGGCGACCACGAAGATTTTAACCCTGAATTTATCAATACTGTCTTAACCGCCTTCGATTATTGTAAAGAAATATTCTTGTGGGGCGCTGATTATTATGCAGACTTAATTCCTGATAGGAATTCTGGTTCATGGGTTGTTTGGGATAAGCGTGGTGATGAATCAGCTGATAAAATGTTCGGTTCAACTTTTGAGTTATGTTGGTCAAAAGCTAGACATAAAAGGATGCTTGCGCGTGTAAAATGGGCTGGCATATTTGGCATGGCAAAAGAACATGACAAAAAGAGAGTGCATCCAACACAAAAGCCAGTTGAGCTTGTTAATTGGTTTTTTGATTATTATTCATTAGTCGATAAGCGAAACGTGGTTGACCTATTCGGTGGCAGCGGTTCAACCCTTATTGCTTGTGAGAAGACCAACCGCAATGCTTACCTCATGGAACTTGACCCGAAATATTGCGATGTAATCATCAAGCGTTGGCAGGACTTCACCGGCAAGCAAGCCATCCATGCTGAGACGGGGGAGCCGTTTGATGCCTCACGTTAAACTCACAGCAAAGCAAGAAGCATTCTGCCAAGGCATTGCTGATGGCTTGGGGCAGGCTGATGCGTATCGCGCTGCGTATGATGCCGACCGCATGAAGGATAACACGATTTATCCGCTGGCCTCGAAGCTGATGAAGAACAGCAAGATTACCGCAAGGATTGCTGAGTTGCGTGAAGCCGTGCAAGAAAAACAACTCTGGTCACGCGAAATGTCAGTCAAGGCACTTGTGCAAGCCTATAAGGAAGGCAGCGGCTCGGTAAAGGTCGCAGCGGTCAGAGAGTTGAATGCAATGCACGGTTACAACGAGCCTGCGAAGCTCAATGTCAGCGGCAACATGATGCACCAGATCGTGCGCAAAGTGATCGATGGCAACGCTGACGATTAAAACCCCGCGATGGTTCAAGCCGTTCCTCCAGCCTGCACGCTACAAAGGCACGCACGGTGGACGCGGTTCGGGCAAGTCCCATGCCTTCGCTGAAGCGGTAATTGAAGCGCACGTAATGGATCAGCGCCGCCGTACTGTCTGCGTGCGTGAAATCCAGAAGTCCCTCGCCCAGTCTGTCAAGCGCCTGCTGGAACTCAAGATCGAGCAGCTAGGCGTGCAGGACTACTTCGAGGTGCAGGAGAGCCAGATCAAGTCCCGCCACGGTGACGGTCTCATCATCTTCCAAGGGATGCAGAACCACACAAGCGACAGCATCAAGTCGCTAGAAGGCTACGACTGCGCATGGGTGGAAGAAGCGCAATCACTCAGCCAGCGGTCGCTTGATCTGCTCCGTCCGACGATCCGCAAGCCCGGTTCGGAGCTTTGGTTCACATGGAACCCGCGAGAGGCAACCGACCCGATTGATGCGCTGCTGCGTGGCGAAACCCCACCGCCAAGCTCCATCGTGCGGGAGGTGAACTACAAGGACAATCCTTGGTTCCCCGATGTGCTGCGTGCTGAAATGGAGTTTGACCGCGCCCGCGATCCGGACAAGTACACGCACATCTGGCTCGGCGGTTATATCTCCAACAGCGAGGGCCGCGTGTTCCGCAACTGGCGGGTCGAGGAGTTTGACGCACCGGCTGACGCAATTCACCGCTTCGGCGCTGACTGGGGCTTCGCCAGCGACCCCACGGTTCTGATCCGCTGCCACTTGGTTGGCCGCAATCTCTACATTGACCACGAAGCTTACATGGTCGGCTGCGAGATCGTGAACACGCCAGAGCTATTCCTGACGATCCCAGAGGCTGAGAAGTGGCCGATTGTTGCGGATAGCTCCCGCCCTGAAACCATCAGCCATATGCAGAAGAACGGCTTCCCGAAGATCATGCGTGCCGTCAAAGGCGCTAACTCGGTCGAGGAAGGCATTGAATGGCTGAAGAATTACGACATCATCGTCCATCCGCGCTGCACGCACACGATAGATGAACTCACGCTCTACAGCTACAAGACAGATCCCTTGACAAACAAAATTCTGCCCGTCTTGGAAGATAAGAACAATCATGTTATAGATGCGCTTCGCTATGCGTGCGAGGCAGTTAGACGGGCTGCACCAAAAAAGCCTGTCGAATTCCAGCCAATGGCTACGCTAAACAGGTGGTGATGAATGGCTCGTCCGACTAGAGAACAACGGCTCAACAGCGTTCACGCTACGGGAATGGCTGAATTCGACCGTTGTCAGTCTGCGCTGCGGGATGAGCGCCTTCAGTGCCTACAAGACCGTCGCTTCTATTCGCTCGCTGGTGCGCAGTGGGAAGGCCCGCTTGGCGACCAGTTCGAGAACAAGCCGCGCTTTGAGGTGAACAAAATCCACCTGAGCGTTATCCGCATCATCAACGAATACCGCAACAACCGCATCGCCGTTGACTTCATCAGCAAGGACGGTGCGCAGGACGACGATCTAGCGAACACCTGCAATGGTCTGTTCCGTGCCGATGAGCAAGACAGCGTTGCAGAGGAAGCTTACGACAATGCGTTCGAGGAAGGCGTTGGCGGTGGCTTCGGTGCATGGCGACTGCGCAACGTCTATGAGGACGACGAGGACGACGAGAACGAAAAGCAGCGCATCCGGATCGAGCCGATCTACGACGCTGACAGCTCCGTGTTCTTTGACCTTGATGCCAAGCGCCAAGACAAGTCTGACGCCAAGTATTGCTTCGTCCTCTATTCGATGACCCGCGATGCCTACATGGATGAATGGGGTGACGATCCAACCACGTGGCCGAAAGAGATCCACCAGTACGAATTCGACTGGCTCACGCCTGACGTTGTGTACGTCGCTGAGTACTACAAGGTTGAGGAAGTGCGCGAGACCATCCGCATCTTTCAGACCGTGACCGGCGAGGAAGAGCGTTACTCGCAGTCGGACTTCAATGCTGACGAGACGCTAGAAGAAACCCTCGCTGCTGTCGGCACGATTGAGGTGCGCCAGAAGCGTGTGAAGCGCCGCAAGGTGCGCAAGTACATCATGAGCGGTGGCAAGGTGCTGGAGGATGCTGGCTACATCGCTGGCAAGAACATCCCCATCGTTCCGTTCTACGGCAAGCGTTGGTTTGTCGATAACGTCGAGCGTTGCATGGGCCACGTGCGTCTGGCGAAAGACCCTCAGCGCCTCAAGAATATGCAGCTTTCGAAGCTAGGCGAGATCAGCGCGCTTTCGTCGGTTGAGAAGCCCATCCTTGTGCCTGAGCAGGTCGCTGGTCATCAGATCATGTGGGCCGAGGACAACCTGCGGAACTATCCCTATCTGCTGGTCAATCCGATCACTGGCTCGAATGGCGAGACGCAGATCAACGGCCCTGTGGCTTACACCAAGTCGCCTGCAATCCCGCCTGCAATGGCTGCACTCCTGCAATTGACCGAGCAGGACATGGCCGAGATCCTTGGCAACAACCAGCAAGCCGAGAAGATGGTCAGCAACATCTCCGGCAAGGCTGTTGAACTTATCCAGACCCGTTTGGATATGCAGACCTTCATCTACATGACCAACATGGCGAAGGCGATGCGCCGCTGCGGCGAGATCTGGCTGTCCATGGCGAAGGACGTTTAC